AGCTATTGATCTTCTTATTACAGTTCCGTTTTTATCTTTGTAAGTTGCACTGTTGGATGTTGAATTAACTGGTACGTCTGCCATTGCTAGTATCCTGACCCACTACTGCCGGAACTTGACGAAGAACTTCCAGAAGAAGAACTTCCTGAACTATATCCTGTTCCTGATGTTGTAGAGGTCACTGATGATACTGCTGATGTTGATCTAGTGCTTGTTGTAGCTGTTGTGGTTGATGTTACAACTGTGCCAGAAGCTACCAATTGGTTGGCTCCTAATGCATCAATTATAGAAACATCATCAACGGTGGCCCCACTGATAAAAATTTCGTCTGTTGCTCCAGAAATTTGGAATAATGACCCAAAACTCTGACCGCTTTGATTTGGCACAATCACCACAGTTAGCAAATCAGGTGCTAGTTGTTGATGAACGTATGCCGCTAATTCTGTAAAATAAAAAGTATCTCCAAAGTCAAAATTATCCAAAGCAAAAAATTCATTTATAGCTTGGATTGTTCTAGTTTTTATAACTGCATTTGTAACGTTGCTAGATGTATTTTTTACAACTTTAAATGTTGCTTGGAATGAATCATCTGCTTTAGATCCAAAAAGTATTTTGTATTTTACAGCATGATATACAATTTGATCAGATAATCCTTTTAGTGGATTCAAAAATCCGCTATAACTAATTCTTAATTGATCCGATGTAGAAGCTGTTGGTTTTGTTCCGCCTTCTCTTAACCATCCTCTAAATCTTGAATCATAATTCCTTTCTAATAGATATAAATCAACAATGTTACTAACACTAGGATCAATTCTTGTGTCTTGTCCTGCGTTGTGTTTGTATTTGAAATCAATACTTGATCTACCTCTTCTTGCAATATAATCTGTTGTGGTAGTCAATGATATTGCTGTTGAATCATATTTTTTAATAACATCTTCATCGGTAGCATAAAAATAAAACAGTTGTCCGTCTGTGTATGCACCTGGTAATGTTATACTTGTTTCGTTTTCGGCTATTACAAAATTAGATGAAGCATACGGTTTGAATCTTTGTATATTGTTGTAACTTGTATATTTTTCAAAGAATACAAATTTTGTTGATACACTAGTATCTGGCTCAACAATTATATCAAAAAGTTCAGGATTGTCAACAACTCCGTCATCGTCATCATCGAGGAATCCAACTTGTACTTTTCTGTTGTCCTGGTATCCGTCAGCTTCTTCAACAGTGTCTACAACTTGCCATGGTAATTGATAACCAACACCTAATCCTGTTGAAACTATTGTGTTGTTTTTTAAAATTGTTACTGTGTCTTTAACTGATTTTCCTGTGGTATAATCGTAAATTTTTTCTGTTTTATCAAAATGAAATTTGTTTTGACTTTCTGATTCAAAAATATAAGCTAATGATCTGTATGCTACCGTGTATGTGTTTCCGTCATTTGTAAACTTAAAGAACCAACTTGCATCTGAATTAGTAGACGCAGTACTTCCAGCATTACTCAATGAAAAAGTTGTATCTGTACTTAAATTTGCTGAGGAAATTACAACCCATTCGCCTAAATCTACGTTGTATCTTAAACCAAAAGTTTCGTAAGAATTAATTCTATCTATCAAATCAGTTTTTAGAGTTGCTGTAAAGGTTGTAGCAAATACAGGAAAAATTGCGTTCAATACTGCATTGGCAGGTATTACATTATTAAGTGTAATTGGTCCTATTCCTGATTCTAAATTTCCTACACCAGAGTTTGCTCCGTCACCTGTGACTGCACTAACTTTTGCCCATGATCTATCTTCTGCATCAGTGGAGTTTGCAGTGACTAATTTGCCATTTAAAAATTCTCTAGTATCTGGCGAAGTAAATTTTATTAATGCGCCTACAGTAGCATACTTTAAATTTGAGGTTGCATATTCTCCAACAGACAAAGGACCGCCTGCATTAAAGTAACCTGTATTAGTATTAGTGCCTGTAGTAGTTGATACCCAACTTGCACTTAAAGTGCTTAAAGGTTTTGTACCATAATTTTTGTAAAAAAATTGTCTTGATGATGCTTGTTTTAATTTTCCTTCAACATTATTATTAATTGTGTTTAATATTTCATTTTGATTTGCAAAAGTAAAAGTAAAACTTGGCATAGTATCTTCTCTGTAAAGAATTCCGTCATCTGCAAAAGTGTTTACATTTGAATATGCTCCTGTAGGATCAATAATTTCTTTAGCTCTTGATATACCTGAAGCTGTTCTATTTGTTGCTTTTGCTTTAACAATGTCTTGAGATGCTGATAAAGGCACAACATTGTAATCTTCTGCTGTAATCATTCTGTTTTGAGAATAATAAACTTGTGGCGCTTTTTCTTTTATTGAATCTGAACTTTCTGTTGCAGATGCGTTGTAAATTGATTGTTGTAATGATGCTGTAACTGTAAGTGTTTGTCCGCCACCATTTTTATCTGTGTAGCCTAAGCTAAAAGTAATGTTGCTAATATCTGTAGGTTGTACTGAGAATGTTGCGTTGTCTGAAACTCTGTAATATGTTTTAAATCTACCTGAAGGAAGATTTGAAAAATTGCCATCTCCAAACACAAGATCAACCGCATCATTGTTTTTTGTAATAACGTTGTAGATGTTTCTTTGATCTTTTGCTAAAGAATTATAAATTGCATTGTTTCCAACTGTGGTTGCAACTTTGTCCCATAAATTTTGCACTTGGCCAAAATCATCTAAACCATAAAGCCAAACATCTGTATTGTTTATATTGTTTACATTTAATGGTTGAATAAAATTTGTAGTTGGTGTATCAATGTTGAATTCTACATTTTGTAAAGCTCCTTGTTTGAACAAACTAAAAAATCCTGTATTGTTAGATGAATCACCTGCGCCATCTGTTCTGTATACGTATGTAAATCCACCACCTGGTATTGGAGTTTTTTCATAAATGGATTCTGATGCTTCAATTGTGCTTGGCACTATTTCAAATGCTCTATCAACTCCACTAACAGATCTTCTAAAACTAAAAACTGGTAGATCTGTGTTGTTAGAATTTGTTGTGTAAATTTCAGTTTTAATTCCGCCAATAGTGCCTGACTCTTGTGGTTTGCCAAATCTTTGACCTGAAACATTCACAGCGTTTAAAATATTAATAAACTGTTCTCTGTAATTTGAGTTAGTAGGATCATTCCAAACAACTGTAACGTTGCCTAAATTTGTTCCAGCTGAGTCAGATATGTTTTCAGTTGTTGACACTGAGGAATATTTTAATAATCCGGTTGCCGCTAAATTTCTTTTGGCATTATAATTAATTAATCTTGCTAATCTTAAAACCGAATTTCTTCTTTCTGCTGTTTCTAAAAAATTTTCTCTAGCATTTAAATCTACTCTAAATGAAAGTGATTGTGATATGTATGCAATCAAATCTAGTAAGGCAACGTATTCAGATGATTCAATATAGTCGTTGAAATCATCAGGATAGTTCTCTCTTAGATATGCTACCATTGTTCTACGAATGGTTTCAAAATCGTATGATTTAAAATCTGCTTGTTGGAAAGAGGTGTAAATTTTACGCCAATCCTCAGCAACTAGTAATCTGTTCTGTCTATCTGTTGTGGCCATACTGTTTGTATGAATATTTATTGATTATATAAAGTGCGTATATTAAGATAGACGGAGAGTGCTATCTTCATCAAAACTAAAAGTGAGCTTTTCTACAACATTGTAGGGCACAAAACGTATAGTGGCCTGCACAGCAATACCGTGCTCAAACTCGCTTACTATGATTTCTTCTGTTTGTAGGCGTGGATCTGCGTTTAAATTTGCAGTAATATCATCTGCAACAGCTTGTTTTACATCATCTGTCAATGGTTCAAACAATACATCATATATTATTGTACCAAATTCTGGATTTTCTACTCTTTCACCTTTTCTCACACTTAATCTGTTTATTAAATCCTGCTTAATCAAAGCAAAATCATACAGTTTGTAGTTGTTGTTATCAGCTCTAGAACTAAATCCTTTGAATATTGATTGTCCTTGTAGATATGTTTTATTTTCTGCCATTTTTAAAATCCAAATACTTTTCCTATGCTTCTAGCAACTTTACCAACAGTGCTAACAGCTCGTGCAACTGTACTTACCGCCTCTGCTGTCTGTACTACTGAGGTAACTTTTCCTCCAACTACATTTTTATATGTACTTGTAACTTTAGTCAAATTGTTTAGTGTGTTTGCTGGTCCTGTTATTCCTTGTATCGTTCCGCCAATATTTGTTCCTGTTCCATCAGATAATAATGTGCCAATTGTGTTTACTGTAGATGAAACTTTATTTAATGTTCCTGTAACTTTATTTGTGTTTGGAATATTTACAATTTTGTTTGTTCCTTCGGTGTACAACACACCTGATTCGTTGATCAATACGTTTTTTAAATTTGCACCACCTGTGTTGACAGCTGAAGTAAGTTGTTGATATGTTTCTGATACTGCTTCTGGTAGTGCAGTATATCCTAACACACCACTTGTCAAATAATTTACATCTACACTATAATTTGCACTATATGAGTTGTTAAAATTACTTAATGCATTTTCAAAAGTTTTGGTTGGATTTTTTGCAAAGTCTGTAAGTAAGTCTGATCTGTATTGAGCCCATTTAATGGAAGCAAGATCACTATTTCTATTTGCACTTTCTACAAATCCTACTGTGCCTGGACTATTGGTTGTTCCGCCAACAGATCCAAAAGCTGGATTACGATCCTGATGTCCCCAAAACGGTTCGTGTGTTGGTACTCTCATACCTGACATACCCGGCAATCCTCTGTCTACTTCATATATTGATCCTACGGATCTCAATGATACATCAGGATAAGATGTTAAAGCTGTACCTGTGCCTGATCCATCTGGATCTAAAAAACTTGTTCTTGTTAAAGTTGGCACTAGGTTTCCTATTGTGCCAAAACTATTAAAGTGTACTTGACCTCCTATTAGGTCTACTCTACCCATACCTTGTTGAATATTTCTTAAACCAGCGTCTGCTATTATCTGTGAAGATGCTTTTGTATAAACGTTTCTGCCTTCTATTCTAACATCGTCTGAAGCCAAAGCATTTATTCTTGATCCATCAAGACTCACTCCGCCGGTTGATTCGTTTGCTTTAATTTTTATATTTTTGTTTGCGTACATATTAATATTTCCTTCTGCATGGAAATTAATGTCTGCTCCTGATCTTAAATTGTATCCTGTCTGTGCATAAACATCTACAAGTCCGTTGTTAGAAAATTCCATCCAGACTGTTCCTTCGGAATTGGCCAAATACATAACCCCTGCTGAGTCGTGCATTACCAATTGATGACCAGAACTTGTTCTTAATCGTACTAGATGATTATCTCCGTTTTCATCGCCATCATCCATTACAAAAGTATGTCCTGTTTTTCTTGTTGTATTTTTGTTTTGTAATCGATCATTAGGTCCAAGTTTGTCTTTTTTAGCAACTCTTTTGTCTATAGGACCCGGAGTACTGATGCCAAACACATTACTTGGCGTTTCTCTTCTGCTAGAAGAGGTTGTTGTTCCACGCACATTATCTTGTACCAACCCTTGATCTCTCAATGTTTTGGCAAAAGGGTGTATAGGTTTTTTAAGTTTGTCAAATCCTTTTAATGAAGCATTTGCATAAAATTGTCTATTAACTTCTCCTGCGGGTAACTTATCTGCTCCATACAACTCTTGATTAGTTTGGCCAAAGTCGTTAGTGTCTTCAGCACTAGTATCTGCACTTGCAATACCTGGCGTCATGTTGTTAATAAACGGTTGTTGTACACAGGCTATCCAATAACCTAAACTAATTTTGCCTTCTGCAAAAATTACTAGCACACGTGAATCTATATCAGGTGGTACCATCCACATACCATAAGAGTGCTGTGAATCTTTATAACTTGCTGTGGAGGAGCTATTTGTTGCTTCAGGGCTTTTTGCCCCATAGAAAGGCGGAGCATATTCAACGCTGATTAATTCGCTTTCACTGATACTGCTGGTTCCTGCTAATGCTGGAATAACAACCTTCAATCTTCCCATACGTGTTGGATCAACATTGTCTTTGACAACAGCCACATATGGACCAGAGTCTAATGTTGTATAAGATGACTCTCCTGTTAATTTCTTTGTGCTTTGGTGTCCACTTACGTTTAACATTATGCGACGTTGTCCTCTATTGGTGGTGGTAATTGACTAGCTGTTTTAAGTTCTTTTAATTCTTGTTTTACTGCTTTTGAACTTCCTTTTTGATTATTGAATCTTGTCATTTCTAAATTTTGCGTAAATTGTCCAGTTTCCATAACGCTTACTACTCTGTTAACTCTATATATTCCTGTAAACTGTGGGGTATCACCTTTGGTGAACTCATAAAGTCCTGTGCCTTCATCAAAGTCTGTTGGAAATTTAAAATCTAATGATACAACTGGTTCTGCATTGTCAAAATTAAAACAACCTTTTTCTGTATCAAATTCAAAACCTTTTACTCCACCTACTTGAATTTTTTTATCATAACTGCCTCCAAATCCAGGATCAGTCATTGGTAGTGCAAAATCTTGCCCTAAAAATGCAGGGTCTCCCATAATTTTCATGTCTACATTAACCATGTCTCCTTTTGGATTAGTAAGATAATCGTAAAACTGTTGTGCCTGTAATCCAACTTCTAAGCCAACTTGTTCAGGATCTTCTCCTTTGGATGTTGTAACATTTTGTTTCAGTGGCAGTCCAGGCTCTGGATAGGTTCTTTTGCCAAAATATTGTATTACTTTTTTAAATAAACTTGGACTTAGATCATTATTTCCTTGTGCTGATCCTCCATCAATTAATTTTGATTGATAATAACTTGCATTGTATTCTACATTTAAATCCAATATGTCAAGATTTTCTCCTGTGTAAATGTAATTGTACTTTTTTTTTACATATTGATTCCAAGTGTCATATCCGCCCATGCCTGCTCTCGCAAAGTTTCCAACATGAATTTTATACGGCTGGACATGATAGTGAATTGTTCTTTTGTGTGATTTTAAAGTTGTATCAAACTCTTTTTCAACTTTTACTGTTGTAATAATTTTAAACCAAGGCACCCATGGCGTTGGAGCTGATCCATCTGCTTCGTCGTATGCCGTAGATGCTTGAACTTGATTCCAATAAATATCACAAATTTTATCAATCTCACTGTATTGCGGAAATTGTTTTACAAAATCTTCCAATATTTTAGCAATCGATGTACCTTTTCTAAAAGTCATAGAATGTAGATCTTTGTTTCCAAAAAATCCAGTTGATTTAAATTTGTTTGAATAGTCTCCAGTTCCAGCTTGAATACTTGTTGAACCTGTGTCACCTATATCTGGATCTGCAGTAATTTTGTATACGTCTTCATATTCTCTAACACCTCTCTTAACTTCACTTTTCATGATTGTGTTTAAAGTATTTTGAAAATCATTTAGATAACTTCTTAGATCGTTGCCTCGTCCTGACATTTTTCCTTGCCCTCTAGTGTATAAAAAAGTGTTAACCATTGCAAATTCTGTCCATGGTTGTGCTGTTAATGTGTAAGTAGTACCGCCTGCATTCATTTGTAAACTAGATTGAGTCAATCTTATAGGCAAAAATCTTTTTTGCACAGCGTCAAGCACAGGATCTCCTTTAGAGTCGTATCCTTTAAATTCTATTGTAAGTAAGAAAGGTGCATCTGTGTGGTCAAGGTAACCTCCGTTGAATGCGGCCGCTCTTATTTTTTCCCAAAAAGTAATGCCGTTGGGTTCACTCATTGTCATTTCTATCTTGGTATAATTCATTAATTTTCTATCTGCGTTAGGCCTTGGATAGCTGTCAATTTCTACTCTTTCAAAATAAATGTCTCTGTTTTTTTTAAGAGTTTTATTGTATTGTTCTGCTGTGGCTCCTACTTCTCTTTTTATTTTTAGAGTTCTAGCAAAATCATCTGATCCTTCAGCTTCAAACTTTTTACCATACCCTGTGCCAAATTGTATGTTTGAATTGGCAAATTCTTCAGCATCGCCTATACCTCCTGTTCTAGCGATAATATCGTGTGCAGGATCTTTTAAAATGCTTTTTGGATTATCAAGTTGTGTTCTACTTAAACCTGAAAGCGTAAGAACATAGTTGTAGGTTGCAAATTTATGCAGTCTGTTTGCATCAATAAATCTATCTACGTCAGTTTTTAATTCTTGGCTTATTGTTTTTTCAGTGAACGCTTCTTTCACTGTGCCTGTATCGCCTGGTTGGTATGCCATTTTAAATTCCTAAGTCTGTTTTCAAATTACTTAATTTTGGAATTTGAATTGTGACTCCCGGGGCAAAATCGTATATTGGATCTTCTATTTGATTGGGGTTTCTTTGTGCAAACACCCACCAAAGTCTCGGTGAGCCGTATAAATCGTATGCCAATAGGTCAGGCCTGTAAGCATATATTTGATCAATTGTATATGTTGTATCATCTTGATCGGCTGTAATTGCTCTCGGCACTAAAAAGTCAAGACTGATTGCATTTTCTTCTGTGTTAAAATAAGGTGATGTGTTTGAATACTGAGCCATTAAATGAACCCTACTCCTTCTTGGTTTCCTTTAGAACCAAAATTACTTAGATTGCCATTAACAAAATCTCTCATTGAAAAGTTTTTTACAGTGTCTCTTGAATAGACTGGTTGTAGTTGCACTGTTATTGTTGAAAGGCTAGGTGCCCATGTTTCCGGAATGGCACTTGTTGATTGTGCAGTTATAAAACCATCATCGGGTGTTTGTTGATTTGAAGGATTACGTATTTGTGGTCCTTGTGATGTTGCAATGTAATCTACATCAGATCTTAATTCACAAGTAAAGTTTGTTACAATTACAGGTACATTTTTAAAAACATGATTTCCGTATCCATTTAATTTTAAAATTGGTGGTGGATTTCCTCTTGTTGCATCTGCTCCACCAAAAAACATTTTTGTTACTGCTCTTAAGAAATGAATTGTACCTACCCAGTATGCCGCATCTGTTTGGTTCTGTACAGGAAATTCTCCCACAATGGTCATGTTTGCTGGTTCAGAATTTTGATATGCATAGTAAGGATAGTTTGCATGAGTTGTTGCTAGTTGTGAATAATTGGCTTGGTGCTGTATAATGACTGATGGTGTAATTGGAAAAATTACTCCGCCTGCTCCTGTCAAAGCATTTAATAACTTGTAATTTACACCGGTTGTTGTTTTGTTATTATCTGCAAAAAACATTTCTCTTAAATTACTGTTAGTTGGTAAAGTAAGTTTTACACGCCAGTCTGTGTTGCCGCTACGAGTATTCCAACGTGCTGTTGCTCTTTGATCCCCTATTAGACCCTCACCTCCTCTTTTTAAACCTGCACCAAAAAGTCTGCCCAATGTTCTGTTAAAAACGTTAGAGGCGGCTCGCCCTATAGACTTGCCTAAAGTGTTCTGGTTATTGTTTTCAAAAGGTTGTGTACTCATAAAAAATATAGTATAATAAACAATATTTATAGGCACAATAATAGGCGCATTTAATTCCCCATACGGCACAGTTTAGAGTACATTTCAACAGACCTGTTTGTGGTCATCTTAATTAACATAGAAAGAGAATTATGAAAAGAGTAAATTATTTAAACAACCGTGATTTGATGGCTGAAATACACAAGAGCAAAAATACCTATTGTTCTTATGTTGATCCTGAAGACGCACACTATGACGTCATAGTGCCTGACGTAAAAAAAATAAATGCGGCCACTGTTGCAAAAGCCAGAAAAGCACGTGCCAAAAGAATGACACAAATAGCATGGGAAAAAGCCAAAGCTGAAGCTGGAAAAAGAAACAAGTTAAAAATGGCAGACTTTGAAGTGTCTCCTAGGAAGATCGAAAAAACAGATTTAGTTTTTCGTGTAATGTCCTTTGATCATATACCCAAAGATAGCACACGAAAAAACAATCCTAAAACTGTTGCTGATCATCATACAAAATGTAACTTTCCTCCATTCCAACATTATCGTTTAGATAAAAAAGCAAAAGTTAAACTTGTAGGCAAGTCACATTGGGTTGGTGGTTTGAGTAACGGATACTTTGATAATAAACATGGAACAATTACAGAAAAACTAGCCAAGATGTATATGAAACTTTGTGAAAGATATGGAACACGTTCAAACTGGAGAGGTTATACCTACAATGACGAAATGCAATCACAAGCACTAATGCAGTTAAGTCAAATAGGTTTACAGTTTGATGAATCAAAATCTGAAAATCCGTTTGCTTATTACACAGCGGCTATAACAAATTCATTTACTAGAATATTAAACATTGAAAAGAAAAATCAAAATATTAGAGATGATATTATGGAACAAAATAACATGATGCCAAGTATGACTAGGCAGATGAGCGAACAGATTGCAAGACAAAATAAACAAATAAAAGAATCACAGTCTACAGTAAAAGTAGCAACAAAGACATCAATGGCGCTATTCAACAAACACTATAAAAAAACTGGAAAAATGGATTATTCTATTTTAAAATACAAAGACACACCAACAGAAAAGCTTCAAGAGATACAAAGAAAAATACAAGAGGAACATAAAAAATAATGGCAATGTTTAAAAAGGTTGCTTGTTTTACTGACATTCACTTTGGAATGAAAGGCAATTCAAGAGTACACAATGACGATTGCGAAGCTTTTGTTCATTGGTTCATAGAACAAGCTAAAGCTCAAGGTTGCGAAACTTGTATATTCTTAGGCGACTGGCACCACCATAGATCATCTACAAACGTATCTACAATGAACTACACAGTTTCCAATATGGAAAGACTATCCGCCGCATTTGAAAAAGTTTACGTCATTATGGGTAATCACGATTTATTTTACAGAGACAAAAGAGAAATAAACAGTATGGAGTTTATAAGAAATATTCCAAACATAAAAATAGTAAATGAGTGGATTGAAGAAGAAGATGTTGCAATTATTCCATGGATTGTGCAAGATGAATGGAAACGTATTCCCCAACTAAAACAAAAGTATATTTTTGGACACTTTGAATTGCCGTACTTTAAGATGAACGCTATGGTAGATATGCCAGATGTAGGTGGCATAAAAGCAGAACATTTTGTAAATCAACAATATGTGTTTACAGGACACTTTCACAAAAGACAAGTAAGAAACAATATTGTGTATATGGGCAACGCTTTTCCACACAACTATGCAGATGCTGGTGATGACGAACGAGGAATGATGATATTAGAACACGGCGGTACACCAAAATATATCAATTATCCTAATATGCCTAGATATAGAAATTACAAAATAAGTCAACTGTTAGCTGACCCAGAAGGTCTTTTAAAAGAAAAAATGTATGTGAGAGTAACGTTAGACATTAAGATTTCATACGAAGAAGCTAATTTTATTAGAGAAACATTTATAGACAAATACAAATTACGAGAACTACAACTTATTCCTGAACAGGTTGATCAAGCACAACAAACAACAGCAACTATCGAAAAGTTTGATTCAGTAGATCAAATTGTTGTAAAACAATTAGAAAGCGTAGATTCTCAAACATACGACAAAAAAATATTAATGGCAATTTATAGCAATTTAGATGTTAACAGTTAAAACACTTACAGTTAAAAACTTCTTGTCTGTGGGCAATCAAGCACAGGCAATAAATTTTGAAGGCAAAAATCTTGTTTTAGTTTTAGGAGAAAACATGGACTTGGGTGGTGATGATGCTGGTGCAAGAAATGGTACAGGCAAAACTACAATAATAAATGCCATCAGTTATGCGTTTTTTGGCGATGCACTAACACAAATTAGAAAAGATAATCTTGTAAACAAAACTAACAACAAAGATATGGTTGTTGGTATTACGTTTGAAAAAAACAATATCACTTACACAATTGAAAGAGGAAGAAAACCTGCTAAATTAAGATTCTTTATCAATGACGTTGAGCAAGAGAGCAACGAAGCACAGGGAGAAAACAGAGAAACACAGGCCGAAATAAACAAGTTGATTGGCATGAGCCATGCAATGTTTAAAAACATAATTGCATTGAACACATATACACAACCATTTTTAGCAACCAAACAAGCTGAACAGAGAGAAATTATTGAACAGCTATTAGGAATAACCATATTAAGTGAAAAGGCAAATCTTTTAAAAGATCAGATGCGTGGCACTAAAGATGAATTAATGAGTGAGAAATATAGACTAGACAGCTTAAAACAAAGTAATGAAAAAATTGAAGAATCTATAAAAACAATAAAATTAAGAAGTAGTGCTTGGCAAACACAAAAAAACAAAGACGTTCTCAGCTTTAAAGAAGCCATAGAAGAATTGCAAAAAGTAGACATAAACAAAGAACTTAATTCACATAAAAAATTACAAAAACACAACGAAGACGTAAAAGCACTTGCAAGTTTAGAAAAAGAAAAAGCATATCACGAAGACTCATTGACTAAAGCAGAATCAACAGTTGATAAAACAGTAAAAGACTTAGAATATGCAGAGCAGGCCAAATGTCCTACGTGTGAACAAGAACTGCATGACGACAAACACGAACATCTACAAGACAAACTAAAAACAATGTTAAATGAAAGTAGAGAGTACAGCAATAAACTAAAAAGTGATCTTGTAAAAATACAACAGAACATTGATAGCATTGGTGATTTAGGCAATATACCAGATACTTACTATGACACTTTAGACGAGGCTTACAATCACAAAGGATCTCTTGCTGATTTAAAAAGACAGCTGGAACAAACACAAACCAAAGAAGATCCTTATGCAGAACAAATTGACGAACTAACAAAGAGTGCAGTACAAAAAGTAGACTATGTTAAAGCTAATGAGCTAGAAGATTTATACAGACACCAGGAATTCTTGTATAAACTTTTGACTGCAAAAGATAGTTTCTTGAGAACAAAAATTATAGAGCAAAACTTAACATACTTGAATCAAAGATTAGCAAATTATTTGAGCAAAGTAAAACTGCCACACACTGTTGTGTTCCAACCAGATCTTACTGTGCAAATTGAAGAGTTGGGTAGAGAATTAGATTTTGACAATTTAAGTAGAGGTGAAAGAAATAGATTAATTTTAAGTCTAAGTTGGGCATTCCGAGATGTTTGGGAAGGACTATATCAACAAATAAACTTGTTGTTTATTGATGAATTAATAGATGCTGGTATGGATGCATCTGGCGTAGAAAGTTCTATGGCAGTGTTAAAAGACATGGCAAGAACACAAAACAAAAATATATTCCTAATATCTCACAAAGACGAATTGGTAAGCAGAGTCAATTCTGTTTTAAAAGTTATTAAAGAAAATGGCTTTACAAACTATGCCAATGACGTTGAGATTATAATTTAGTAACCAAATGTGCTATACCAACAGGCACGCCATCTTGTTTTCCAACATTAATAAAGTTTGTTTCTTCTAAGTTATATTCTTTACAAACTTCTTCATATTGTTTTTTATAGGTATTCCAAACATAATCTCTATCTAAATTTTGCATTATGTAACTGCCGGCTGATATCAAAGCATCGTTATATTTTCCTTTTGCATTATACAATGCAATAGAATCAACAGATTTTTGTTTTGAATATCTTAATCCTATCCTATTCCAACTACCAATTATTTTTGAAATACTCATTCCTATGCTTTTAATATTAGGATGATCAAAATTTAATTCAATATCTCTAGCAACAGGTAACCAAGCACAATCTAAATGAATATCAATATTTTTATTTTTACATTCTTCTAATATTTCATTCCATTGTGGTCTATGTCCGTACTTCCAATTAGGCACTGATGTAATCAAAGGCACGTTTGGTTCTAAACTGCCAACCTGTGTGGGTTGTTTACCCATAACAGAATAGTAGGCATAATCTTCAGGCAATACTTGAATATTCCATTTGTATTTTAAACAGAGATTCTCAATAAATTGTGTACATCCAATTATAATGTCTTTGTTTTTAAATTTTTCTATACCTTGTAATTTGTTGATTTTTGTATCTAGAAACCATTTGTCAGCCTGCTCAATAAATTGTTGTCTGCCGGGCACTATTTGTTTCTTAGCAAAAAAATCATCTTTCAATGCTCTGGTTTTTTTGTCTGTTAATAGGTGTAAAATTTTACTAGGTGCGTTTTCCATATCTTACATAAACACTTTTCCTAACATTTGAAGACTTCATTTCAAATGCGGTGCCGTGATATCCGGTTTCGTTGTTGAGTAGTGAATAGCCATTGTTTTCTACATATTTAAATTGACAAAAAGATTCAGTGCTATTCTTTGATTTAAACAAGGCAGTTCCAGGAATGCTACTGTCAGTGTCTATATAAATCTGCATTGACAAAGCCAAGCGTGAATCATCTGTATGCGGCGTTAAGTTATATCCTTTACTGTCAAACCAAATGTCAGTGGTTTGTGGTACTAATTCCATTTTATATTTTTCTTCAAATACATTTTTAATTTTTGATGACTTAAAAATTAAATTTAATGCTTTAGATATGTCTTCTTGATAGTCGACTCTCACTCGATTAAAAGTTTCTTGTCCTTCTAATTTTTTTACCAAACAATTAGTAGGTTCTAACTTTTTTAATCTTTCTAGAAGGTTTTCTGGTAGAATATCTTGAAAACTTTGGTAATAACATCCATGTTTTTGTATTACCAGCGATTTTTCTATTGACTGAACCAGAAATTTAATGCTATCATTGATCATACGTTAATTAATTATCGTACGACAACAAAAGGAAAAAATATGTCACAAACACATGAATCAATAATGACAGCAATTCAAACATACTCAGAAGAAAATTCTAAGTTTGTGGAAAAAGGCGTAAAGGCATCTGCAACAAGAGCCAGAAAAGCACTTGCTGAATTATCTAAGTTAATTAAATCAAGAAGAAAAGAAATTCAAGAAACTAAAAACGCACAAAAAGCCGCGTAATAATTATTGAATTGCAATTCACAAAAGCCTTCAGCTTAACGGTTGGGGGCTTTTTCTTTTAGGATTCCTTTGCCATGGACTCTCACTCTTATGTGTCCGTTGTAGTAGTGATCAGATTCTAACACTTTTCGTGCAAACTGTTCTCTGGCTTCTACGTAAGATAGTTCTGCTTTGCTGTGGCAATAGAACAATATTTCTCTTTTAAATTTGTCAGCACCATATAAATCAATGTCCTTTTGCAATGCGTCACTGCTACCGTAGTATTGTTTCCAACCGCTGTCTACAGCGCCGCGAATTCTTTTGCGTATTTTTTTTCCGTTTTTTTGCGTGTGCATTTTATATCGCGTGGTTTTGAATTTGGCTAATTTCTTGCCTATGTATTTGCGTTGGTTCTCTAGGCAGGTTATTTCGTACACAAAACCCACACAGTCCGCAGGTAATTCAGCTATTGGATTGTTTTGGTAAAACCATGTCATAGTGGTATTTAAAGTCAAAAAGATTGACCCCAAAAGTATTTCATGTTATATACTAGTGTTGGGCAACAGCATCCAACCACCAGGCAAACAAATTTCTCAATAGGCAAAAATAGCATCAACGTAGTGAGCACAGAATTGCACTCGATAAGAGGATAGGTGAATCTGTAGATGCAAATGCAAAAATGATGAGGCTCTTAGAAAAAGACAAACCTCAGGTTTACCAAAAACTATTATACAAGGATTTGGTAGGCTCGCGTTGTAATGAATGAGCAAACGGGTACAGCACAACCGCCCGACGCAAGTAGCGATGTATAGTGACTGTGAACTCACCACAGAGCTCAAGTCGGTTTGGCTAGAAATAGCCGAATTGTGACTGCTCATCTACCACAGGAGACGCAACAAAGGAAACGAGCACAGCGAAGTTTCAGATGTGCTCATGCACATCTCTTCAACTCAATAACTATTAAGCAATGCAATTACTTTTTGATCACAGTTTTGGCAAACAGGAAAGACAGGACCTTGTTGTGTGTAAACCTTTTGCAATTCCCGAAAGTTTCGAAGAAGCAGAAATGCTGGACACTGGCTGGTTGGCACTGGATAATCCTGTGCATTTTGAAGGCAGACTGCAGGAATGTTTTTATCAAAGCCGTAGTACACGTATCAATCTATCACAGTACAGACCGTCCAAACGTACGGCGCAATGGCGTGGCCGTACTATACAGATGATGGAAATTGTTCCAGACACAGACAACATTGAGATGACTGGCCTGAGACGTGTGTACAACAGCTATATCAAACGTACCGGATTCAGAGATCTCTATGATCCGTTTGGACACATATCAGACCGAGACAGTTTTTTATTGTACTACGTGGGCAACGTCACCAACATGGTTGGCTTTTCCAAAATTAAACGCTATTGGTTCCAAGAAGAACTGCTGAACTTCAACAACAGAAAAGAACTAAAAAGATTAAATCCAGATCAGTGTGTAGCAGTAGAGAGTGTGCTTCATGCCAACACAGTGCCCATCAGTCAAGTCACTGTGGACATGGAAGCCAGCTGGTGCAAGAGACGTGGAGTATCAGATTTGTATCTGGGCAGTGGTTATGAAAAAAGCAGTGCATACAAAAGTCAGTACAGAGGATTCCAATGGTGGACAGGCACGGAGTGGAGCAAAGACAAAGAAAAATATGTGAGGTTGTGTCAACGTGACAGCCGGATTAAGAAGATTGAGGATCTCTCGAAGTTACCACGTGGTCAAAATACTGTTTAGTCCAATTTTTGTAGTATCCAGTTCGTTTCAAAGCACTACTGGCCTTGTTTAATTTTGAAAGTCTTTGAGCCAAAAACAAAATGTATTGCCCGTTGTTAAGTTTAACTGACTGTACTTGTTCTTTTATTTGAGGATGATCTTCTAGTACCACAATATCGCTTTTACGAAATTGCTTGTTTAATGTGATTGCTGTGCTTTGAGTTTGTTTGACCGTTAAATCATCTGCAGGCAGTATCATTACCAACACATCATTGTTGTCAAAATCAAATTTGCTTATTTCTAAATAAATGTTTACTTCAGGAAAAGCTGTGTTGATTTCCATAAACTTTATTTTGTCTTGCATTCGAGCCTGTCTAGCATAAGGACATGGTGGCATATCCGCAAATGCAGGGTGTGGCACTTCTACAAATTTACGTAACCAATTTTTTATAAACTGTGTGGGTTTATTCTTCTTCTTTGATTTCAGGTTCTGGCTCTTTGACTGTTTCATTGTTTGCTTTTTCTTTCCTTTGAAATTCATCTAATTCCAATGTTAGGCTTTTTATTTCATCTTCTTGTTGACGTATTTTTTTACCACAATGAGACACATCATCAGTTGCATTTTCTAACTGTATCAATATCTGTTTTATTCGAGACTCTTTTGCACTTATCTTTTTTTGCAATTCTTCTTTGTCGTCTGTAAGTTCTTGAATAGTCTTTTTAAATTCTCGTGCGAGATCTTTGTTTGACATAAGTGAGTGTAATTATCCTAAAATTTTGAGTTCATTAAAGTATATGTTAATGATTATAGCACATTTAAAAGAAATCTCTACCTGATTTTTTGGTAGTTTCCAAGTTGTCCTTGACTATGTTAGCAACTATTTTGCGTTCATCTAGGCTCATATTGAGAGATTCTTGGTAAGTTACTCCGCCTCGCATATACCAACATATTTTAAGTAATTCATGTTTGAGATTTTTTATGTCTGATTCTAAATCTTTTAAAAATTTGATTATTTCAGAATCCGAGAGTGCCAAAAGTCTTATACGAAAAAATTTGAGTTATCAAACGTCAACGGTGTTTCAAATGTCACCGGCGCTCCTTTTTTAATCTGTTCATCAGTAGCTTTAAGTTTGATCGGTTTTACCTGTGCTTGGTTCCTTAATACAAGCATTTTGTCTTGAAAAGAATTTACAGTTTTTGAATCTGCATTTTCTAAAAATTCTTTAATTTGATTTTGATCGTCTACCACCTGTCCTTCTGGAGTGATAATTTTTGCAAAACTTGTTGACAATATTTCAAAATTTAATTCAGTCAACACCTTGTGTGCTTCTGCAAATTTTTGACTCTTTTGTTCATCTGTCATTTGTGATTGTCCAACTGCGGCAACCATTTTTTGTTGTTCAAAAGTTTTAACCTGTGCATCAGTAACTTCTTTGTAGGTTAAAGGTTTTACAAACACTTCAAATCCAGCGTCTGTTTTAAATGACTCTTTTAATTCAAAATTTCTTATACTATCAAGTAGAGCAGGTAGGTTAACAGTATGACCCATCTGCTCGTTGACCACAGGCACCGTCGCGTTTATGTCCATGGTTTCTCCGTAAGTAGCAATTCTAATCCCTAACAAAACAGTATCCAAATCATAGTTGGCTAATTGCCATGGATCTAGTATATTAGGACAACAACTCTTAATCACATCCACAGTAGCTTGACCGTTGATCATAGCATCTGGTGTTTTAAATGCCATCTCGTCTTTTGCAGTCATCGGCATAACAGGTATTTCACCTGTTTCTGTGGTTTGATAGGATACAGCAGTATAGTATTTGCCTTTGGAGGGCAAAGTAATGTATATTGCAGGTTGCCTGTAATACTTGTTTAGTGGGTTAGTGTTTTCTACCATAATTTACGTTCTATAAATATAACATAGATATGAGAACGTGTCTATATTTATATACGCAGAAAATGGCCTAAAAAATGGATGAACAACAACTACTAGAAGAGCTGAATAAGATACTGGGTAGAAACAGTAAAGAACTCAGTGCTTTAATCAAAGAGCTTAAAACACGTGTAGGACGTGGTGAATCTAATGCAGATCTAACAAAAGCATTGGTAAAGTTAAAAGGCAATACTAACCAACTTTCTAAAGAAAACAAAGATTTAGTCCAAGAATTAGAAAAATTAGAAAAGCAAGTAGTAGCAACAGACAAAGCATTTAAAAAAGTTGGTACCACAATTGGAGATGTTGGTGGCACACTTTTTAAATTAGGAGATGCTGGTCAAAAAGGTGCAGAACAGATTGGTTTCTATACCGGTGCTCTAAAAAACTTTCCAGTCCTTGGTGCCGCGGTTGATGAGCTTGGTAAAAGTTTAGACTTTAATATTAACAACTTTAGAGCCCTAGCATCAATTGGTGCTGACTTTAATCAAAGTTTAGTTGGCTTAAGATTAGCGGCCAGAGACTCTAGGCTACCGTTATTAGAATTTACAGATTTTATTGCTGGCAACAATCAGGTGTTGGCAGGATTATTTGGTTCGGCTACGTCAGGAGCCATCGAAGTAGGAAGATTGGCCGCAAATGTGAGAGATGAATTAATACCGCAATTTGCTGGACTAGGTATTACAACTGAAAATTATTTAGATTTTTTCTCAACGTTCTTAGAACAACAAAGAACACAAGGCAGAGAAGAATTTAAAAATCAAGCGGCAACAACTGAAGCATTAAGAAACTACACAGCAGAGTTAGACCAAGTAGCTAAAATCACAGGAATACAAAGAGAACAACTAAACGAGGCTGTACGAGCACAAAAATCAGATGCAGTGTTTTCAACTTTCTTACAAGGCTTAGAAAAAACTAGAGCAGATCAATTACAAATTTTTACAGCAGGGTTAAATGGTATAAATCCTGCTTTAGGCAGTGCAGTTAAAAATATTTTAGCCACAGGATTCCCGCTTGGACAATTTGAACAAACATTAGTAGGAACCACTGACGGCTTAATGGACAACATACTGGCTTTACGTGAAGGAAATATATCAACAGCACAATTTGCCAAATCTTTAGAACAGGGTGGTAACACATTCTTAAACAATTTTGATCCTGCTGTATTAAGAGCGGCAGGCAACGTAGGTGAAGTGGGTAATGCATTAATCGATGTCAGAGACAGATTTGGTGATTTAAATAAAATTATTCAAGACCAAAGCAGAGCCACAGATGCTTTAACAGGTCAAATTGGTATTACACAAGAAGGCTTTAGAGTTTTTAAAAGTCAAATTGAAGGATTACAAACAAACTTTTTACAAGTTGTAGGTCCAAGTATAGCATCAACATTAGGTGCAACTGATAAAACATTAACAAAAGTTGGCGGAGCATTAGAAGATTTTACAACCAACGCTCCTGCAACAATGGCCACAGCAGTAGCAGGTGCCCAACTATTAAAATACACAGCCAATTTTGCATCAGAAGTTGGCATAGTGGCGGCAGGTACAGCCATAGGAACTAAAGGTGTACTAGCAGGCCCATTAGGAAGAATAGGCGGAGCCCTAGGAGTTTTAGGTAGAGTAATAGCACCGATTGGTGCCATACTTGCCATTGGTTCATCAGCATCAATGCTTATGGACGACTCAGACAAGAACGACAAACAAGGAATTGGCGGATTAATTGGAGCAGGCATTGGCGGTGCACTTGGTGCCTTTGGTGGACCACTAGGTATTGCACTTGGAGCCACAGCAGGTAATTTTGTAGGTGGAATGATTGGTGCAGGACTGTCAAAAAGACAGTATGGTGGTTCATTGGCCGCAGGACAACCAGCACTAGTTGGTGAAAGAGGACCAGAATTATTCCTACCAACTCAATCTGGCAATGTAGAACCCATGCTTATTACTAAATCACCAACCGGAGTAAATGCATCAGTAACCAATCAAGGAGCAGATATGGGCAGAATGGAAGAAATATTTGGAAAACAAAATGTTACGTTTAAACAGTTTGCAGATATATCAAGTAAGATGGAAAAACATTTAAATACACTTGTTAGCATTAGTGCTAAAACAGAAAAAAATACGGAAAACAGCACAAGAAAACTTGCAAATTTGAACGGTTCTCTTGTATAATATAAACAATGACTTGGAAAAAATATTTTAAAGACGCAAATATGTCTCCCATAGCAGGAGATAGAAATCCACAATTTGCAAAAAGAAATTATTCATCTTATTTGCCTGATGTTTACACAGGACACCCTAACAGAATACAAAGGTACTTTCAATACGACCAAATGGATTCTGATTCTGAAGTAAATGCGGCACTAGATATTCTTGCAGAATTTTGTACACAGAGTAATAAAGAAAACGAAACACCGTTTGACATTGTGTTCAAAGGTGACGTTACAGATTCAGAAATAAAACTATTAAAAAAAGCATTACAACAATGGACAAAGTCTAACAAGTTTCAAAAAAGAGTTTTTAGAATTTTTAGAAACACATTAAAATACGGTGACTGTTTCTTTGTTAGAGATCCCGAAACAAACAGATTACTTTATATTGATCCTGCCAAAGTAGATAGAATCATTGTAAACGAATCAGAAGGCAAATTGCCAGAACAATATGTTGTAAGAGATATTAATCCTAATTTACAAAGATTGAGTGCAACGCAAATTACACCAAATCAAACGTATGGTGGCGGTGGAACAACGGGTGGCACGTACAATCAAAATTATGCAGGTGCAGGACAAGGCACTACAATGACAAACGCTAATATGGGCAGTGCAGGCGCAGGCGGTAGATTCTACAGAGCAATGAATCAATACAGTATTAATGCTGAACACGTGGTTCATATGTCAATGAGTGATGGTTTAGATAATTTATTTCCGTTTGGACAATCAGTGTTAGAACAAGTGTTCAAAGTTTACAAACAAAAAGAATTGCTTGAAGATGCAATTATTATTTACAGAGTACAAAGAGCACCTGAAAGAAGAGTGTTCTACATTGACGTAGGTAATATGCCTACACACTTGGCAATGCAATTTGTTGAACGAGTTAAAAATGAAATTAATCAAAGAAGAATTCCAAGCACATCAGGTGGTATGAACTATGTTGACGCCACTTACAATCCAATGAGTATCAATGAAGATTACTTCTTTCCACAAACTGCAGAAGGAAGAGGCTCTAAAGTAGACACACTTCCGGGTGGTACTAACTTGGGAGAGATTGATGATTTGAGATTCTTTACTAACAAACTTTTTAGAGGTTTAAGAATTCCAAGTTCTTATTTGCCAACTGGAGCAGACGATGGTGCACAACAATACAATGATGGAAGAGTTGGAACTGCGTACATACAAGAATTAAGATTTAACAAATACTGTGAAAGACTACAAAGAAATATAAGTCCAGTGTTTGATGAAGAATTTAAGTTATGGATAAAAAACAAAGGTTATTCAATGGACAATGCCTTGTTTGAAATAAAAATGAATCCACCACAGAATTTTGCACAATATAGACAAACAGAGATGGATCAACAAAGAGTTGGTACATTTGTACAAGTAGCAGAACTGCCTTATATGAGCAAAAGATTTGCTTTAAAAAGATATCTTGGTTTGACTGAAGAAGAAATGACAGAGAACGCAGGTGCATGGGCAGAAGAAAATGCAGTTGATCAAAAAACACCTACTAAAACTTCCCAATTAAGAACAGGCGGCGTAACACAGTCGGGTATAGCTAGTGATCTAGATAATTTTGAAGATCCACAGGCACCAGATGTTGCTGAACCACCAGCACAAACTCCAGGCGCAACACCAGGTCAACCACCAGTTCCGGGTACAACTACAGGCGGCGGTGGAGGCAGAACATAAAATAAATACAACGATGATATTAAAAGAATTTTTTACAGCAGGTGAACAAGGATTTGAACAGCAAAAGAACTACAATGCTGAAGACGACATTTCTGTATTAGATAAAGAAGATACTAGAAAAACAAGACTTACTCTCAAAGATATTAACAAAATGAGATTAGCTTCAGAACAGCACGAAGCAGAACAAAAAGAAGAAGCAATTTTTGTCCAGAAGATGTATGGACAACCAGCCACAGACGATAATTTAACATTATAATGAGCGATACAGCTTTTGTGTTAGGCAACGGTGAATCACGTAAGGGGATAAAAATATCTCATTTGCAAAAGAGCGGAAAAGTTTTCGCTTGTAATGGCGTGTACCGGACTGAAAGTCCAGACTTTTTAGTTGCTGTTGATCCAAAAATGATATTTGAAATTGGTGAAACTGATTATCCTAAAAAACATCAAGTGTGGAGCAACTTCAATCATCAATATAGCAAGAAGCCAACCATAATGGACCATATGAAATGGTTCAAACCCTCATTGGGTTGGAGCTCAGGCCCCACTGCTTTAAAGATGGCCGCAGATCAAAACTTATATAAAGTAATTTACATATTGGGCTTTGACTATCAAGGGCATCCAAGGGATCATAAGAATCACAGATTCGCATTTAACAACTTATTCAAAGACACACGAAACTATAAACGTTCTGTTGATGAAGCAACCTATTACGGCAACTGGATGAATCAAACCAAAAGAGTTATCCAAGATTATCCTCATATCAAATTTAAAAGAGTAGTTCCCAAAAATGCTTTCAAACCACACGACCTTGAATTCTTTAAAAACTTTAAACACGTACATATTGAAGATTTTTACGAAATATATAATGTACATATTGAAAATAACCAAAAATAGTCTTTTTTGGCCCAATTTGAAGCCGAAATACGCCGTTTGACGTAAATACTTCACTTATAAGAAACAAACCTTGCAAATAACACAAAGGAGCACGTGCAATGTCAAATAAATTTGAACAATTATTAGAATTGCTAATAAACGAAGAGACTGAAAAAGCAGAAGCTTTATTTCATGAAATCGTAGTAGAGAAGTCTAGAGACATCTACGAAGGATTAGCAGACGAAACAACTACAGAAGCGAAAGATGAAGCTAAAGTAGAAGAAACTGAAGCGTCAAAAGACGAAGCAGTTAAAGAAGAGACTAAAGAAGAGTCTAAAGATGAAGCAGTAGACGAAACTACTGAAGAGTCTAAGTCAGAAGAAAAAGTTGACGAAGTAGTAGAAATCGAAGACGAAAAAACTGACGAAGCAGAAACTAAAGAAGAAGAGTCAATCGAAGAAGTAGGTGGAGATGCAACTGACGAATTAGTCAAAGATATCGCCGCAGACGAAACA